AGATGGCACATTGAACAGGATAGAAAGATACTGATCCTCACACCCACAACTCTATTGGTGGAACAACTCTATAATGATTTTGCTGACTACTCCAGTAACAATGGTTGGTCCGTTGATGATCACTGTCAAAAGTTATACTCTGGATTCACTCGGGATTTTTCCAAACATGTAATGATCTCGACTTGGCAAAGTATCCACCGACAACCCAAGTCATGGTTTGAACAATTCGATGTGATACTTTGCGATGAATGCCATCTTGCCCAAGCAAAGTCTCTGGTGTCCATTCTGGAAAAGACTGTCAATATGAAGTATAAGGTCGGCACAACTGGAACACTGGATAATAAGAAATTAAATTCTTTGGTGTTGCAGGGAATATTCGGACCCATCCATAAGGTAACCACATCCAAGGATCTGATGGATGCCGGTACACTTGCCAAATTGAACATCATTTGTATCGTGCTGAAATATGCCGACGAGATAAGAAAGGCAAACAAAGATTTGAAGTATCAGCAGGAGATTGACTTCCTCGTATCCAACACTAAGCGAAATCAGTTCATAAAAAATCTAGCACTAAATACTAAAGGTAATACACTTGTACTGTTTCAGTATATCCGACATGGCACTGTATTGAATGATCTGATCAGGAATGCTGCCATTGAGAACAGGAAAATCTTTTTCGTGCATGGTGGAACTGAAGTTGAAGACAGAGAAGCAATCAGACATATCACTGAATTGGAATCAGATGCAATTATCATAGGGAGCGTTGGTACACTTTCTACAGGTGCCAATATTCCTTCCATTGAAAATGTTATATTTGCATCACCCAGTAAGTCAAAGATTAGAAACCTACAGTCTGTTGGTAGAGGTCTAAGAAAGAAAGATGGCAAGACTGAATGTAAGTTGTATGATATTTCAGATAACCTGTCTTGGAAGAATAGTAAGAATTATACGTTGCTACACTTTGCTGATAGGTTGAAGACCTACTCGGAAGAGAATTTTGATTATCGAATATGTGAGGTAAATCTGTGAGTGAAGATTTTGAAGATGAGTATATACCAGAATACCTATGTATTAAGTTTGCATCTGGTGAGACTGTTATTGGTGAATTGATTGAAGAAACAGAGGACGAAATAATGCTTGGTGGAGTTATGTCTGTATCTGTTGCGTCAATTGCAGATTATGGAACAGGAACTTTAGTGGCATCACCTTACTGTAAGTTCACTGATGGTGATATTTTCTCATTCAATAAAAATCATATACTGTTTGTGAAGAGATTGAATAACAAGATCATTCCCAACTATCTGAAACTGGTAGAACGAATGGAAATTGCCTATGCAGAGGATGAAGTAGATGAATCTGAATTTGCTTCGGATGATGATTCAGAGATGAACGAATACCTAGATGCTCTTGAGAAACTAATCAAACCCAATGAAGATTTTGAACCAAGTACAGAAGAAAGTACAGGTAACAAATCATTTGTTAGAGGTAATGAAACTAAACATTAATATACCCTTTATCAAACCCTACACCCCATTATACCTCTACGTCAAATATAAAGCAAATATGATTTTGTTGAGAATGTCAATAGTTGAATGATACAAATAAACTTTACTGTAATGACGTTATGGTGTATACTTGGTATTTTAATGGAGTGATATCTTATGGCGAATGAACATTATGTGGATAACAAGGAATTTCTGGCAGCAATGATAGAGTTCAGAAAGGATGTATTAGAAGCAAGCGAAACAGATTCAGAATCACCCCAAGTGCCACCATATATCGGTGAGTGCATTTACAAGATAGCAACCCACCTATCATACAAACCTTGCTTCATAGGTTACTCATTCAGAGATGATATGGTGTTTGATGGAATTGAGAACTGCCTTCGTTATATCAAAAACTTTGATCCCGCAAAGTCCAGCAATCCCTTCTCATATTTCACTCAGATTATATACTTCGCATTCCTGCGTTGTATCTCCAAAGAAAAGAAACAATCACATATCAAGCACCGTATCATACTTGATGCTCCATTCGAGTTTTTTGAACTCCAGGAGCAAGACGAGGACGGTGAGTACAGCAATCAATTTCTGGAAATGCTGCAGACAGCACAGGCACAAAAGCAGTTTATGGCACCCACAGAACGAGCAGTGAAGAAACCAAAGAAGTCCAAAGACAAACTAGACCTATTCATGGGAGATGAAGAAAATGTATAAGGTAACATATTATATTGCAGGCACTACAGTTGCATCCAAGTGGTTCAAGTCAATGAAACTTGCCGCAGCATTTGCTATCACTCTTGGCGTATTTGATGTTATTGAGATCAAGTTATTCGAGGACGAGGGCGAGTGAGGGTAGCAATTATCACAGACACGCACTGGGGTTGTAGAAACGACAGTGGTGTCTTTATGGAGTTCTATCGGAAATTCTATAGGGATGTATTCTTCCCCACAATCGATAGACTTGGTATAGACACTGTACTGATGTTGGGTGATACCTTTGATCGCCGCAAGTATACCAACCATGTCAGTATCAAGGCAGCACGTGAAATCTATTTTGATGAGTTGCAGAAGCGAAATATCAAAACACATATCATTATCGGCAACCATGATACAGCGTTCAAAAATACCAATGAAGTGAATACCGTTCAACTTCTTCTGGGTGACTATTTAAACATTACTCCAATACCAGATCCCACTACCATCGAAGTGGGTGGTGTGAAGATTTGCATGATACCCTGGATCTGTCCAGACAACTATGATGCGAGTATGAATGAATTGAAAACTACCACGGCAGAGATTTGCATGGGACATCTTGAGGTCGCCGGATTCCAAATGTACCGTGGCATGGAAAGTCATGATGGATTGAACCCAAGTCTATTCAGCAAGTTCGATACTACATTTTCTGGACACTACCATCACAGGTCAACCAAGGGTAACATAACATACCTTGGCACACCATATGAAATTACTTGGCAGGATTACAACGACACCAAGGGATTCCATATATTTGATTTGGATACTAGAGAGTTAGAGTTCATCCCCAATCCACTTGTTATGTTCACCAAACTTGAATATGATGATAAGGATCAGGCACCGATTGATCTTGACGCACTAGATCTAAAAGATCAGTATGTGAAGTTAGTGGTAGTCAATAAAACGGACTATTATAAATTTGATCAATTTGTAAATAAACTGTATACTAAGGGTGCGCATGATATCAAAATCCTTGAAGACTTTTCTGAGTTCTCGGATGCAGATGTAGCAACTACAGTGAACCTTGAGGATACACTAAGTATTCTATCAAACTATATTGATTCAGTTCAGACTGATCTGGATAAAGAAAAGATCAAGACGTACATGAAAGGGTTGTATGCAGAAGCACTCAACGTGGAAGAAATATGATCGTATTCAATTCTATAAAGTATAAGAATTTTCTATCAACGGGCAATGTATCCAATGAGATTAGATTAGATAAATCTCGTAGCACTTTGGTGGTTGGAAAAAATGGCGAAGGTAAAAGTAGCGTACTTGATGCGTTATGTTTTGTACTATTCAGCAAACCATTCCGCAACGTCAACAAGGGACAACTAATCAATAGTATCAACGGAAAGAATTGTCTAGTTGAGATTGAGTTCATTGCAAGCAGTAAGAAGTATAAAGTAATCCGTGGACTGAAACCAAATGTGTTTGAGATCTGGTGCGATGGTGTTCTAATAAACCAGGATGCTGCTGCCAAGGACTATCAAAAAGTATTGGAACAGCAGATACTGAAGTTCAATTTTAAAACTTTCACACAGGTGGTCATCTTAGGTTCAGCATCATTCACTCCATTCATGCAACTTTCTGCGGGTCAACGTAGAGAAGTAATTGAGGACATACTTGATATAAAGATTTTCTCAACCATGAACCAGTTGCTGAAAGAGTACTACCAGCAAACCAAGGATGAGATAATCAGAATTGATGATGCTATTCTCATGGCAAAGGAACGGGTCACTGCCCAAAGAAAAGTCATTCAGATTATTGAAGATGCCAAGACAGAAAACATTTGGAAACTAGAATCAAAGATAACAGAGTACCTACAAGAGATAACTGTCACTGAAGCAAAGGCAACGGCACTGACAGAGCAGATCTCATTATTATTGGCAAGCGTGTCTCAGGAAAAGTCATTGAAGCACGATATTTATGTGGTGGAGCATCACATCAATAAACTATCACACAAAAACAAAACATGCGAAGACCACAAGGAATTCTTCACTGCCAATAGCACGTGTCCTTCCTGTGCCCAATCAATCCAAGACGATCATAAGGTAAAGACAATAGTTGAGTTATCCAATGTCATTGAAAACAACAACAAAGAGATCACTGAACTGAATACCGCACTGGCAACGATGCAGGACACACTTGAGGGTATCAATAAAATAAACCTTGATATTATCGACAAAAACATTGAACTTTCCACTGTAAATAACACAATAAACATAACAAACAAGCATATTTCAGCACTGAATCTAGAGATACAGGATCACAAGGTAGATAACTGTAATATAGAGACAGAAAAGAGCAAACTAAAGCAACTTGCCAATGATGCTGTGACTATGATAAATGATCGGACTACTTTATCAGAACAGAAGAATTTGCAGGAGATATCTGGACTGCTATTGAAGGACACTGGAATCAAGACAGCGATCATTCGTGAGTACCTTCCATCGGTCAATAAGTTCATCAATAATTATTTACAGAAGATGGATAGTTACATTCACTTTGAACTAGATGAGGGATTCAATGAAGTAATCAAGTCTAGGTTCAGAGATGATTTTACCTATGCATCATTCAGCGAAGGAGAGAAGGCAAAGATTGATCTGTCGTTATTGTTTGCGTGGCGTGCAGTGGCGCAGATGAAAAATTCTGTGAATACTAATTTGCTTATACTGGATGAAACTCTGGATGGTGCTTTGGATGATACTTCCATAGAGTTATTTCTGGGAGTTTTATCTGGCATAAATAATAGTAATATCTTTGTGATCAGTCATAGAGGTGATGTATTAGTGGATAAGTTTGACGACAAATTACAATTCGTCAAGGTGAATGACTTTTCTACGATAGTGTAAGAAAATGCCCTTATAGCTCAGTTGGTAGAGCAAC